CGCAGCATGGCCAGCAGGCGGGATTCGTTTTTGTCGAATGCCGGTTTAAAGAAGGGTTTGGCCTTGGTACCGTGCTGCTGGATGTGCCTGGCCAGGCCGTAGGCGCGCCGGTTGGCCTCTCGCTCGGTCAGCCCGTGCTTGATGCGTAGCCATTCGGCCAGTGGGCGGCGCGGCGGCATGCCGCGATAGCCTGGGCGGGTGCCTTCTTCTACATATCTGGCGTACTGCACGCCGGCTTTCACGTCCCGCGCCAGCGGGAATGGCCGCTCCGGCCGGATGCTGTTCATCAGCGTGGTGAAGCCCATGCTGCCGTTGTGCCGCAGTTCGCGTTTCACTTCCCGGGTGAGGAGCTGGCCAGCCTGGCCAACGTAGCGTTCCATCGTGCGGGTCATCACGGCCGGGGCACGTTCAAACGCCTTCAGTACCACTTCGTCGCTCACATGGACGGCACCGATCATGCGCAAACCCTCCGCTCGACGCGGGGTGGCGCTCATGCCGTCGCGCAGCTGATACGGCTTGCTGGCATGGTGCATGGCCAGCTCGCGCATGGCTTCGGCCTGGGCGCGCAAGATCAGCAACTGGGCGTCTTCATCGGTCAGCGAGCTATGGCTATCGCTCATCAGGTGTAGCGCGGCGTACCGATACGGGCAGCGGCTGCCCAGCAGGGCAAGCTGGCGCCCGGTGGGGGCAGGCTGTAACAGCAGCACCCGGTTGTCGCTTTCGTCGTAGCCCACACTGATTTGTGGCAATTGTCCTGGCCAGCGGTCATCCCACGGTTGCAGCTCGGCCTTGCTCTGCCGACCCCAGTCGCAGGCCAAGACACGGCTCAGCGTGGAAGGGCAGGGGTACTGGGGCACGTTGGCTTGCAAGTCCAGTCCGGCATGCACGGTGCGGTGGCGGAAGCGGCACAGCTCGGCAAAGCCCACATCAACATGACGCTGCAGATCTTCCGGGCGGAACGAACCGGCCGAGTCGATCAGCGATGCCTGCAGGCGGGTTACCAGACTGGCACGGGTGTGCATCAGGCGCCTGCGGCTTTCTTGGCGGTGGCCTTGGCACCGGTGGCTTTCGGCTGTTCGGCGGCACTGGCAGGTTGCACGTCACCGGCGCCCAGGGCAGGGCTATCTACTTGCGCGCTAGCCAGTGTCAGCAGCTGTTCGGCCAGGGCCGACAGCACGTTTTCACGGCGAGCACCGGATTGTTCGTGGTCGGACAGGGCTTGCAGGTCATCGGCACCCAGCGCAGGAATGTGGGCCAGCAGGGTGGCCACATCACCGGCCAGCAGTACCTCGACGATGGTCTGTGGTGCTGCTGCGGTACCGGATTCGCTTGGGCGGTAGTCAGGGTGGTGGGTGGCGTCGATCTCCCGGGTTTCGCCGGCGGGGATCATCACACCACCGATGTACTCGGGGTGCGCATGGGGGTTGGTGTAGGCAACACGGTTTTGCATGATGGCAGCTCCGCCCCGGCCGGCCTGCAGCCGGGGCAACAGGGGTTAAATGGCGGCGCGTGCGGTGGCGCTGTAGGCAATCACGCTGGTGAAGCGGTTGCGTACAGGCTTCGGCACGGTAATGGCGTTGTACTCCTCGCCGTAGGCCGTCTTTTTACCGATGGGGCGGCCGTCTACCAGCACTTCCACCGGCTCGCCGGTGACGAATGGTTTGGCGATGGTGTAGGCCGCTACATTGCGCTGGCCCATCAGAATGCGTTCGTCGCCCAGGTCAATGCCTGGCGCGTTGGTGCCGTAGCTCGGCAAGCCCTTGATGGATTCCAGGTCGCCTTGGGCTGTGGTGTCGGTGCCGTCCCGCTTGCGGTTGGTAATGAACTGCTCGGCGTTGGTCAGCGTGTCGTTCAGCGTTTCGGACATCAGCAGGAAGTCCGGGCGTACGTAGCGTTGGCCGGTCATCATGGCTTTGCGGCTGCCCACTTTTTGCAGCAGGCCGTTCAGGTGCTCTTCCTGCTTTACGCCGGCGGCCGGGTCCATATCGAACAGTACGATGTTGGTCGCGCGCGAATAGCTGATGGTGTTGGTGCCGGTATTGGCCGGGGTCACCGGTACGCCCGCCTGGTTCACGAACTGCAGCAGGCCCAGGTTGAACGACAGCCAGCGGTAATAGGTGCCGGCGGCTTGCTTGCCAGTGCCGTCAAAGGCACCGATCACGGTGCTGTTCAGTGTCACGCTGATGGGGTTTTCCGCACTGCCGACCACATTGCCGGCCAGATCGCGCGGCTGGAAAGGGCGTACCACCGGGAAGGTAGTGGTCTTGATCGTGTGCTTGGCGCCGTTCAGCTGGCCGGTGAACGATTCTGCCACCACGGGAACGGCTAGATAGCTGTCGGCTGCACGCTGCAGCTCGTTGCAGATACGGCGGTGCACCAGCTCGCGCAGAATGCGGGCGTTGCTCTCGATGTTGCGTGCCAGCGCATCCCAATTCAAACCGCTGGCGCGGGTAAAGTGCACCACTTCGTTGGTGACCGACAGCGCCAGTTTCATCGGGGTGATGTAGGCGGTGTCCATTGCCTGTGTCACGCCGGCAACGGCAATCGGCTGGCCTTCGTAGGTAACGCCGTCGTTCATCACCTGGCTCATATCACGCAGTTCATACGGGATTTGGGTGGTGGCCTGCGCGGAGAAATCATCCAGCTGCTGTACCAGCGCCAGCACGTTCAGGTCGGACAGCGCCTCGCGGATCACTTCGCGCTGGAAGCCGACCGGCAACGAGGTACTGCCCATATCGGTGGCACCCTGGGCAAGTAGGATCTTGCGTTCGTTGTCCAGCTCGCGCGCATGCAGGCGGTCAAACTCGGACAGCACCTTGGCGACGAACGGGTGTTGCGGCGCCTTGGCGTCCAGATGCAGCTGGCCGGCCATGCTGGTGCGGCCCAGCATGTCGCGGTACAGCTCGGAAAGCTGCTTGACGCCTTCATTGACCACGACGACCTGCGGCGAGCCGGCCGGATGATAGCCAAGGTGCGACAGGGTGCGGGCGGCCACTTCACGGTTACCGGCCTCAATCTGGCTTTGTGCCAGTACGCGCACCTGGTCTTCGCTCCAGCTACCGTCCACCAGTGCGGCCACACCCTCGCTCAATACCTTCTTCAGCGCATCGTCCAGGCCTGCAGCGGCGTTGATGGTGTCGGACAGCAGTTTGCGGCGGCTATCAGTGGCTTCCGCCAGCTGGCGTGCGGTGCTGGCACGCTCGGCCAGGATGCGCGTTACCTCGGCGGCCACATCCACATTGCCTGCGGTAGTCATAGACAGCTGGATAGTAGGGGCAGCACCGCCAGCGGCGCTGGCCATGGCTTCGGACAGGGTGACAGCGTGGGTTTCCAGCTGGCCGATGATCTGCTGCTGGCCTGCTTCGTCAGCCGCCAGTGGCAGGGTCTGTTCGCCCAGGGTTTTTACCGTATCGATCACGGTTTGGGACAGTTGCTTGGCTGCCAGTCGTTCCAGCAGCGCTTTCAGGAGTTTGTTCATATTGGCCTCGGCCTCTGCAAGTAGGGTTTGTGCAAGTTCGGGATGAATCAGAACGGGGGAGTCCGCGCCGGAGTCGCACGACAGCGTGACGGGGTCCAGGCGCTTGATCACCGGACGCACGGTGAGGCCAGCACCCAGCAGAACAGGGCCATGCAGCTTGCCGGCCTCGTTGTCCTGGTAGTTCTCGGTAAATTCGGCAGACAGGTAGCGGAAGCCGCGTTTCTGCACGGCGTCTCGGCCAAACTCGGTCCACTCCACCAGCGCGCGCAGGCGCTCACCCTCCACCGACAGCCGCAGCACCTTGGCCGCGGCGCCATCGCCCGGCTTGTGGTCCACGTCCAGGAAGATGTCCGTGCCCACTGTGCCGGCATCGAAGTTGCGCACCATGCTCAGCAGCATGCCGCGGGTGATCTCGAACCGGCCGTAACGCGGGTCAGTGAACGAGCCGGTGCGGGTGACGGTTACCCAGCTGGTGCTCTTGCCCTCGGAGGGCAAAGAAGCAACGCCAGACAGCAGGCGTATGACCTGCGGGCCGGCGTCGGAAAAGGAGAGGAGAAAGCGTCGAAAATTCATGCCCATCTGCCAGGAGTCAGTAAACCGGCAGCGGGAGGACACCGCCGGGCTGGTCTCCCAGCACTGCCAGATTACAAGGGCATGCGGCGCGGTTTCAGGGGTG